AAATGGGATTTAGAGAAGACCCACCGTTAAACAAACTTCAAAGACAAATGAACGTTTTGAAGATAGAGGAATACGAATTACTAAACACTAGAACAGTAAGAAACCCAAGTATATACCATGCGGTTTCGTTCAGACTATCAAAGACTTTACCTCAACAGTTTGAAGAGTGGTCAAAAAACACTAAGCTTGGTAGAGGATTAGGATCAGATCTGTTTGCTAACAGAACTTACGATGAACTAGGAAACGAATACAAACTTAAAGAGATAGCTTTACGAGAATATGTAAAACAACAAATACAAAAAGCAGAAGACGATGCAACAAAAGCTTTTGAAAATTTGTATAGGGAAGATCCTACTGCTGCCTACGGATTTGTAAGAAATCAGTATGCTTTTACTGAGCAAGAGTTGATAGACAAATCAGGTTTTAAAAATATATACGACATTGCAACACAACAAATTAAAGTAGAGGGCGGTAAAAAATTTAAGACTGCAGCAGAGTTCTTAGCTGACTCAGATGGTGTGGTAGAAGAGTTAAAGAGAAGACAACAGATAATGGCTTTTGCTAGAGAAATGTCTGAAAAATCTTCAAAAATAACTGGTGAAACAAGATTGAAATAAAAAACCCCTAGCCGAAACTAGGGGTTAAGTCTAAGACGATTTATCTTTATTCTTTTTATGATCAAGCATTAGGCAGGAGATACAGAATGCTTGATTAACGATCTCGTCTGACCGCATATACTTTCCAGATGCTAACAAACCCGACAATGCAGCACCTGCAAAGTAATCCCTACTAGGTACATCACCTGTAGGAATCTCTGATTTAATAAACTCTTGGGCTTCTTGCTCAAGGGTTTTTTTATTTTGTCTGGTCATTTATGTTTTTCAACCCACTTCTTACGAAGACGTTGTACATACCAATCCAGTTTATCAATATCTTCTAAACCATTTTTCTTTGGAAATCTAAATAAATATTTCATAATATTGGTAACATGAGGAACGTACTCTGCAGGGATATGCTCTGCCAAAGCTTCAATAATTTCAATACATTCTAACTTTGAGTTAGTGTAGTGAATAGGTTTGTTTACTGGATCAATGTCTGATCCTATAGTTAAAGTATCTAATCCTGTCAGTGTATACTGATCTTCCATTTCTTTCCTTCCTGCAAAATCTAAAATATCGGAGACATCACACTCTCCACAAAGGCCATCATCATCTAGATAGCTTCCACACATAGGGCATTTCATAGCTCTACTAGTTCTGCCTCTGTGTATGGAATATGAAAGAATGTTTCACCCTTCCATATGTTCTTACCCTTGGCTTCTTTGATTCTATCATCAGTCATAAGACTATCTTTTATTCGCCAAGCTTTTTTAAGATCCTTATCAAAGACATAGAAATTAAGAACACCATTCTTTTCTTTGTACTTTTCTATTAGTCTTCTCTTTCGGGAAGGAATCCTAATCTCTTCCCAATGGGTAGGCCAATCGCCTGTCCATGCAGTCTTTACTTCTGCCTCGTTAAAGTATGTGTACCCATCCTTCTGAGTCACTACATCTACATTGTAGTCCTCTACGGTTGATACAACTTGATGTCCTTTGTCTTTGAGGTGTCCTACTAAAGCTTCTTTGGCTTTTTCATCAAAGACATTGTACCAAGTTTTGCTAAACGGCCTGTTAGTTCTTTTCATTATGTCTCCTTTTTAGGTAATATAAAAGAAGTTGTTGCTCGTAGTCGGACATTATCATCCAATTACGTATCTCGTCAACAGTTCTTTTACATCCGATACAGAAACCATCATCACCTATCTCACAAACTTTAACGCAAGGAGATGGAGTGCTCCCAAACTTAGGAGCAATCCTTCTACGAACATGAGGTATACTCATTCACACTTACGTAGTCCTGTGGCAACATCATAATAACAAGCACCGCCCTCGTCTACAAAGTCCTGAGTCTCTTCAATGTCATCCTCTTGAGCTACTTCCTCAGAAGCAGAAGCATTTAGAATACCATATCGTTTACCTGCAGCCCTGAATGTTGTGCATCCAGAAGCACCACCATCATAAGCATCCATATAGACTTGTTTAAACTCTTCCCACGTAACTTCTTCACCAGTGTTACAAGTCTTGGAACAGGCTGAGTCAACAAATCGAGATGCAGCATTCAATACTTTTACGTGATCAAACACAGACAATTCATCTGCTGTCTTACCTTCAACCCCAAAGACTCTGAAGCCATAGTCCTCTACTCGTTCAACTTTAGGTCCATCAAAGGTTTGGATAGTTCTGTCGTAGTAATGGGAAAAGACTGGCTCAATACCTGAAGAGATGTTGTCGGCTGAGAGACTGATAGTTCCTGTTGGTGCAACAGAAAGAAGATGACTGTTACGAATACCATGCTCCCAAATGAGATCAAATACGTGAGGAGGTAGAGACTGAGCAAAGTCAGACTCAAGATAAGCTTTATCAAATAAAGGAAAGGGTTCTTTCTCAACAGCCAACTCAACAGAAGTTGTGTATGCAACATCCCTAATTACTCCCATGATTTCTTCTAGGCTTTGTAGGAAACGTTCACTACCATACTCAAACCCTAATGCTTCTATAGCATTAGCCACGCCTGTTACACCTAGACCCATACGTCTTTTACTTTTAGCTTCCTCTTCTTGTTCTTTAAGAGGATACACTGCTCTGTCTACTACGTTGTCCATTGCTCTAACAACATGTGGTATATCATTTTGTAGTTGATCCCTATTAAATACGTACTTACCATCATGCTCTAGGACATACTTAGTTAGGTTAAAAGAACCAAGTAAACATGCACCGTTAGGAGGAAGAGGTTGCTC